TCACTAGGCTGCGGGGCCATCGGGACCGCCTAGCGGTGGCGCTTACGGTGGGGGCGGCGCTTGTGTTCGTCCCCGCCGTTGCCGCCGAGGCTAAGCCGCGCCCGTGCGCCGCGCACCCGGTACAGGCTGCGCCGGGCAAGGTGTCGCGGGCCGTGTGCCTGCGGGCATACAAGCGGCAGCGGGCGAGGGCGCGCATGGCATGGCCGCCTAATCCCACGGTGGCCGAGATACGGCGGCGCGTGGACCGCATCGGAGGGCCTGGCACCTATGCGAAGGCGTGGCGCGTAGCCCGCTGCGAGACAGGCGCGAACCCGCGCCACTACCCGCACGGGTCATACATCGGGATGCTGGGCATGTACCGCAGCACCTACGCATACGGGGCGCGGCGCACGTCGTACCCCTATCCAGCGACCGCGACGCCGCAGCAGCAGATAGCCGTGGCCGTGGCCGCCTGGCCGATTACGCGGGGATGGTCCGGCTGGGGATGTGGTGGCGCATGACCGGCCACATCCTCACACGCCCGGCGGGCTGCCGTTGCCATTCGTCGTGCGAGTTCCCGTGCTGGCAGCGCGTCGGATGGGCAACGCCGTGCGAGGCATGCGACTGCCAGCCCGCGCCGACGGTGCGCGGGCACGTCGCGGCCGGTGACGACATGGAACGGTGCCCGGCATGCGCCACGCTGAAGGCGTCCGGCGTCCCGTGCCCCGACTGCGGATGGAGGCGGAACGATGCCTAGTGATGACGTGGCCGACCGCATCATGGCCGCGCTGGACGGCACGCCCGAGCGCCGGGCCAACTACCTGAACAGCGGCCGCGCCGAATCCGACTTGCGCGAACTGCTGCGCCAGCGTGACGAGGCGCGCTCGCGCGCATACGCCGCACGGGCCGCACGCCTGGCGCTGGAGGAACAGGTGGACCGGCTAGAGCGCGAGGTGGCATGGCGCAAGGCAACGCGGGGGCTGGGCGCATGAGGCGGCCATACCTAGACGATGGCGACGTGCGGCTGTACGTCGGTGACTGCATCGAAGTTATGCAGGAAATGGACGCGGAATCCGTGGACGCCGTGGTGTGTGACCCGCCCTATGGCCTGGAGTTCATGGGGAAGGAGTGGGACAAGTTCGCACCCGTCCCGCTTGTTACGCGCTCAGGGCATGAACGTGCGAGTAGCGGAGCAGGCATTGGTAAATGGGGCGCGGCCACGTTACCGAGTTATGGTGGCCGCGCCTCGTCGTATGAATGTGTGCGGTGCGGCAAGCGCGATGCCTTCCGTAAAACGCGAAGTGCGTGCCATGACGACCTAGCGCATGATTGGCGGGCGATAAACCCGAATGGAACCGCACCGCTTGCGGCATTCGCCGCATGGTGCGAAACCTGGGCGCGCGAGGCCCTGCGCGTCCTAAAGCCCGGCGGCCACCTGCTGGCCTTCGGAGGCACGCGCACGTTCCACCGGCTGACCTGCGGCATAGAGGACGCCGGATTTGAGGTGCGGGATTGCCTTTCCTGGCTGTACAACTCCGGGTTCCCGAAGTCGCTGGACGTATCTAAGGCGATTGACAAGGCGGCCGGTGCCGAGCGCGAGCGCGTTGTGGAATACGCGGGAACTAGCGGAAGTCTTAGCGGCCCACGCATGAATGTGTTGGATGGTGGCGAACCATGCACCGACGCCGACCGCGAGTGGCATGGATGGGGCACCGCGCTAAAGCCCGCGTGGGAACCGTGCGTGGTGGCCCGTAAGCCGCTGGCGGGCACCGTGGCCGAGAACGTGCAGCAGCACGGCACGGGCGCGCTGAACGTGGACGGGTGCCGGATTGGCACAGACGGCGGCGGCACGCATTGCACTAACCGCGACGCATCGGGGCGGTGTAAGGGCCATGACAACGCGGGCCGCAGCACGAGCGGCGCGACGTTCCACGGTCCCGACACAAGCGGGGGCCGCTGGCCCGCGAACGTCGCCCTGGACGAGGACGCCGCCGCGATGCTGGACGCGCAGAGTGGGGAAATGAAGGACGGCCTGGCCGTCAATCGCAACC